CTGGCGGGCTAATGAATAGTGGAACTATAACCTTACCTACGGGAACTTCAGGCTCGTATTTAACATCTGGAATCGGTGTAACTTCTAGTAATTATAGTTGGACTAATCCTAACACCAATTTTGTTAGTGGTACAGGTAAAACAGTAATGTCGATTCCTCACGGAGGCGACGAAGTTATTTTAGAGCCGAATGCATCGTTAGTTGTAAAAGGTTCAGTTATAATAAATGGTGCAGACTTGGAAGAAAGATTAGAAAGAATTGAAACACTTTTACATATTCCGACCCGTGATATAGAGATGGAAAATGAATTTCCTAAGTTAAAGAAACTATGGGAAGATTATAATCGAGAATTAGAAAAATACAAAACTTGGAAAAGGCTAAATGATGAACAAAAGAAAAATTAAGCATAAAGAATTTAAAAAGATAGTTCAAGATATTTGCAATCAAATTGAAAAGAGTGACTGGCGTCCTACTTATGTTGTGGGTATAACCCGGGGCGGGCTAATGCCAGCCTTATATATTAGTCATTATTTTAATGTAAAAATGCACACGCTAGATGTTAGTTTACGCGACCATGAAGGATCTGAAACTAATTGTTGGATGTCGGAAGATGCGTTCGGATACAACGGAGAAATAGATCAACCAGTTGCTAAAAATATCTTAATAGTCGATGATATCAACGATACCGGTGCAACTCTTAATTGGATCATGCAAGATTGGCAATCTACTTGTTTGCCAAACGATGCACGATGGAACCATGTTTGGGGTCAGAATGTTAAATTTGCGGTTCTTGTTGATAACTTATCAAGCGATTGCAAAGTTAAAATGGATTTTTGTGGATTAGAAATTAACAAAGCGGAAGATGATGTATGGATTGAATTTCCATACGAAGCATGGTGGAAATAGAGATGAATAACGCTAAACATCTAGAAGAAAAAATTAGGCAGGTTAACAAAGATATCGAAATTGTTAAAGAGCAAGGTGAAACAGGTAGAAAGTTAGAAGTGTTATATGAATATAAAGAGTATTTGGAAGACGAACTCCGTATTATTAAAAATAAGTCTTGACGAAAACCTAAATAAGAATGTATATTAATTGAATACCGGAGTAATAATGGAAAATAAAATTTATACACCAATTAGTGATACAATTCGCAAACGAATCATAATGGCGAATCATAGATTTCACAGTAATGATAACATTTCGGAATTTATCGAAGACGGTGAGTTAGACTTGCTAGTCGACGAAGTTGCTGAAAAGTTTCACGATGTGCTCGATTCATTGATTATCGATACCGAAAACGATCATAATACACATGACACAGCAAGACGTGTTGCTAAGATGTTTATTAAAGAAACTTTTAGTGGAAGATACCGACCAGTCCCTAAAGTAACAGCTTTTCCAAATTTAGGATATAAAAGCCTGTATACAACAGGACCGATTTCAATCAGAAGTACATGTGCTCATCACTTTCAAAACATTGTAGGTAAGTGTTGGGTAGGCATTGTTCCTGAAGACGAAGTCATTGGATTAAGCAAATTCAATCGAATTGTACATCATATCTGCGAACGTCCGCAAATTCAAGAAGAAATGACTACGCAAATTGCAGAAGCATTAAGGTCTTATGCAAAGACTGATAATATTGCAGTTGTAGTAAAAGCCGAACATCATTGCATGACAATGCGAGGTGTTAGAGAACACGAAAGTGATATGACTACTGCAATTATGTTAGGTGCTTTTGATTCTCACGCACCATTGAAGCAAGAATTTTATGACATTTGCTTATCAATGAAAGGGCACAGATAATGAATCACATAAAAGTATCAGAACTATTTTATAGTTTGCAAGGAGAAGGACGCTACATGGGCGTTCCTTCTGTTTTCTTACGAACATATGGTTGTAACTTTAAATGTGCTGGATTCGGAATGCCGAAAGGCGAACTAAGTATCGAAGCGGACAATATTGCAACTCATCATAAGAACGTAAAAGCATACGAATCATACGAAGGATTGCCATTAGTAACTACAGGATGCGATAGTTATGCAAGTTGGCATCCTGCATTTAAAAATCTTAGCCCATTCATGGAAATCGACGAGCTTGCCAATAAGATTGTCGATTTACTTCCGTCTAAGAAGTGGTCCGATGAACATCTTGTAATTACAGGAGGAGAACCATTATTAGGTTGGCAGAAGGAATATATACATTTGTTAAATCATTCGGCAATGGATGAGCTATCATCGTTAACCTTTGAAACTAACGGAACTCAGAAATTAACAGAAGATTTTAAGCGATACTTATATATATGGGGACGACTTAAAAGAAGAGACATTACATTTAGTGTAAGTGCTAAATTAAGTTGTTCGGGCGAACCGCGTGATAAAGCAATTAGACCAGATGTAGTATGTGACTATCAAGAAATTGGATTTACATATCTTAAGTTTGTAGTTGCAACAGAAGATGATGTAGAAGAAGTTATCGAAACTGTAGATATATATCGCGCAGAAGGATTCGAAGGACCAGTATATGTGATGCCAGTAGGAGGTGTCAACGAAGTCTATAATCTTAACAATAAGCGAGTTGCAGAACTTGCCTTGAAAAATGGATTAAGATATAGCGACAGATTGCATTTACCGCTATTCGGTAATAGCTGGGGAACATAATGAACAAGAGTTTTATTCTTTATATACATAACGATTTATCAGGAGATCCGGAAGTTGTTAAACTCGGAAGAGGTATGACACCATATTCCGTTGTCAGACTTAGACAAAGGTTTATGTCAAAAATTTTCGAAATAGATCATTTTTATTTCGGAGATCCAGATGACATTCATCAACTAGAAACACATCTTAAATTTACCCTTAAATCACGTGCTGTAAGAAACAGATGTCAACGAGAACTATTTCGAATTCCTGTTGGTGATTTGTTACAAACCATAGATGATTACATTCTTAAACATCATTTACGAGTTGCAAAAGTACAATTACCCGAAAAATATTCAGCACATAATAGTCGTACATGTCCATTAAAGATTCCATCAGAAAAGAGATCATACGATTATCTAAAAGCCAAGATTCCTCATATTTTTACACGAGGAAAACATGTGCCTGTAATTACGAGCATTTAATATGAAAGAATTTTTTAAAAAAATAACAGGCATTAGTGCCAAAGAAGAACAACTTCGGTTGCGTAAAGAAGAAGAAGACAGAGCAAAAGCAGAAGAAGAAAAACAACGAATTGCTGCTAAACGAAAAGAAAATGCAATTGCTAGAAAAGCGGCCAAAGAAGAAAAACTTCGGAAAGAAAAAGAAGCAGAAGCATTATTAACTCCAAAGGAACTCGCTACTAAACGTGGCGAGCCCTGGGTAGATGTAATTGGATTTAAAGTAAATCCCGACGACATCAGATTTGGATTCTTTGAGATTGACTGGAATGACCATTGGGTGTTAAAATTAAAACAAGAAGGATATGGTGCCGACGGCGATCCAGACGATGAGATCATAGCACGATGGTATAGAGATATCTTACTGTCTGCTGCTGCGGAAGAAGGTGTTGATATGACAGATCGTGCGATGGGAACTATCGACATTCGAAAAGTTAACATGAATAAGAAAGAGGATAAATGACATTTATTATTGTAGATACAGCAAACACATTTTTCCGTTCAAGACACGCTGTTAGGGGCGATTCCGATATTAAAGTAGGAATGGCCCTTCACATCATGTTTAATAGCGTTAAGAAGGCATGGCAAGATTTCGAAGGAACACATGTTATCTTTTGTTTAGAAGGTCGGTCGTGGCGTAAAGAATTTTACGAACCTTACAAACGAAATCGTGCAGAAGCAAGAGCTGCATTATCTCCTAAGGAACAAGAAGAAGATCAATTGTTCTGGGAAACATTTGATCAGTTCAAATCTTTTGTAACTGACAAAACTAATTGTACAGTCTTACAACATCCTAATCTTGAAGCAGATGATTTGATTGCAGGATTCATTCAAAGTCATCCGAATGATCAACATGTTATCATTAGTAGTGATTCAGATTTTTATCAGCTGCTTGCTTCTAATGTTAAGCAGTATAATGGTATTAGTGAAGAATTGCATACTATCGAAGGTATTTTCGATAAAAAGGGCAAACCAA